AGAGAAGAATTGTTTGAAAAAGAGTTTATTAAATATCTAAAAGAAGAGAATATAGAGTTTGATGATGAGATACAAGAAGAGGTCATAGGATTTGGTGAACAACTTCCAAAAGGAAGATATAGGTTAAAACAAGATATACTAAATAAACAAGAAGAAGAGTTAAGTGCAAAGAAGGGTGATATTGTCATTGCATTTGATGACGAGGCACCGTTTGATACAATATTAGGAGTAGAAATTTTTTCTGTTGTGCATGAAAAATCACAAGAAAAAATATATGTAAGTTTAGAGGATTTAGAAGATGCTTAAAAAATTTAGAGAAGTAAATGTTTTTAATGGCAAACCTGTAGATGAAGATGCACCAACAAATGCAACTGGCCCTGCTGTTGCTGGAACAGGTGATGATAGTTCAGTCGTGGTAGTGAGAAGAAAAAAAGATAAAGAAAAGAAAATGTTTATTGATGCTAGAACAAAAGCATATAAACAACATGCAGAAAAATTACAAAAGATGCGTGAAAGAAGAAGTAAACTAAAAGAAAAAATACTTTCACATAATGAAGACTTCTATAGAGAAATGTATGTTGTAGAAAACAACCTTAGAATGTTGAGAGATATTGTTAAAAAGAAACAAAACAAACCTATAAAATTTAAAGATGGTAGAATGAAAGTTGATTTATTTACTGCAAGTACAATCACACAAGTTTATGATAAAGTAAACACATCAAATAAAAAAAAGATTGAGAATATGATAAATGGCACAAAGAAAAATTTTTTACAAATCTCTAATGCTGTCATGAAAATTGCGAGATAAACATGGGATTGATGTCTCTAAAAGAATATGGTCTTGCATATGAACCATCTGGTAGAGACTATGCATATAGTTTATATCAACCTGTCGCAGATCTCAATTTAAGAGCTCAAAAAGAGAAACAAGTTTCCAAATCAGATATAGATCAAATAGAAAGATACGCAGATCGTCTTTTTGCGTCATTGAATATTGATGTAGAATTTACTAGACATTTTATGGATCGAGTAAATGATGCAAGAAATAAAACTCAAATTACACCATCTGAACTTACAAGACTATTCAAACAGTCTTACAGAAAACACGGAAAAAAGATTAAAAATTTAGGCCCAGACGCAGAAGCAGTATTGAATGATATGCAAACTGATATCAATATGCCATTTGTTTTAAAAGTTGATGGTAACGAACTTGATTTAGTTGCAAAAACTGTCATGAGAAAAAAAAATTTTAAAACAAAAGGACCGAAACTTTCATTTGAAGAATTTAGAAAAATAGATGAAAAAAAGAAAGATACATGTCCACCCGGTTATAGATATGATACAAATTTAAATCAATGTGTTCCTATTAATTTTAGAAAAACATATTACATAGGAGTTCCAAGATCCACATCTACAGATCAAGATACGGAAACAGACACATCAAATACAGATAATCAAACAGGTAATGATAGTGGAAATACAGGAAATGGTAACGGAAATGCATCAGGTGGTAATGGCGCCAGTGGTGGTAACGGTAACGGTGGAAACAGTGGAGGTGAACAATACATAGCTGCAGATGTTAGAAGAATGCCAGATGGTCGATATGGAGTTTATGCAGATAAATTTAAAAACAAAAGAAGAGTAATGACACCCGGTGGTAAACATGCAAAAGAACTTAAAAAAGTTTATAGTAATAAAAAAGATGCAAACGATTATATGGCTGCAATAATGATTGCAAAGGGGGGATGATGAAACACTATGAAGATTTTATAGAAAGTTTATGGGCAAATATTCATAAAAAAAGACAAAGAATTAAAAGAGGTTCTGGTGAAAAAATGAGAAAACCCGGTGAAAAGGGTGCTCCTACACCTGCACAAATGAAAAGGGCAAAAGACGCATCTGAAGATAATCATACACCTTTAGCAAAAATTAAAGCAGATCATAAAAGAGAACGTGAGGCTAATGCAATTAGAAGAGACAGAGAATTAGATCGTGCAAGAATAGCCACTGCAAGACAAATGAATACAGAGAAAGCACCTGATACATCTGATGCTATGAAAAGATATAAAGCAGGTAAAGCTGGTTTCACAGACATAGCGCATTTAAAAGCAAAAGGATTGATTAAGAGGTCTGATGGTTCTAAAAGAAAATCAGATAAATACAAATAATGACAGATACAAAAAAAGTAAATTTAGAATTAGAGATTGACACTAATACAGTTGATTCTAGTAAAAATAAATATCAAGGTCTAATTGATCTTGCAAAAGCAGTTGATGCTTGGAGAATTTTTCCTAGATTATTTTTAACTGTTTACATAGTATTATTATATAAATGTGTGATTTGGTATATGAACTTGGCAGCTCCAACAATGGAACAATCTGGTTTGATTAGTATAGTTGTTGGTGCAGGTGCTGCCTGGTTTGGGTTATATACTGGCACAAGTAAAAGTAAAAAATAGGAGTTTACATGGCAAATAAATTTAATGGACTAGTTAATGCTGTATTTTTACCACCTAGAAATTGGGTATTAAATCAACCACTCACATTTACTTGTAAAGAGTTAACAGATGAATGGATAAAAATGTTAAAAGATTGTGGTGTAGATATTAATGGAACTACTATTAATGTTCCTAGTGGATACATTACAGACCTTGCAAGTGTACCAAGAGCGTGTTGGGCTTTTATAGCACCTTTTGATGTTGCGAGGGCGGCTATTGTACATGACATATTATATGAAAAAATTAATATGGCTTTTAAAGCAGGTACAATAAAAGACAGAGAACCATATAGACTGATTGCAGACACTATGTTTAAATTAGCTATGAAATGTAGTGAACCTGCTGTACCAGGTTGGAAAATTTGGTCAGCTCATTCTGCTGTAAGATTATTTGGTAGATTTGCAATTAAAAACTCACAGCCGAGAGGCAATAAACCAAAGGTGTAATATGTTGTTCTTTTTAACTAGAGCAATAATGGGTAGTATCGTAGGTAACGCTACTGCTACATGGTTCAAAAAAACCAAAGTTGGTGTGTGGTTTTATAATAAAGTAGAACAATGTTATAATTGGGCTGCTAAGCGATATGATATAGAGATACTAACTAAGGAACAAAAGTTGATTAAGAAGTTTCCTGTGTTATCAAAAAAAATTGATGATATGGAAAAACGAATTAAGAAACTAGAGGAGAAATAAAAATGAACTGGTTAAAAAACAGAGTAAAAGAAATGTCCTCATGGTCAGGCGCTAGTCTGATTGCATTTGGATTATTGGTTGTTTTAGGTGGACCATTTGTCAATATATTGGCATGGGTCGCTATCGTATGGGGTATTATTTCCATAATCCGACAAGACTAATCATTTATGTTTGGAATAAGACTATTACTAATCGGTGTCGTCAGCGCCACATTAATTGGCGCTGGCGCTTATGTGCTTAAGTTAAGATCAGACAACGCAATTCTCAAAGCAAATCAAATAAAATTAGAAAGTGCGATTGAGACACAAAAAGAAGTTATCGAAAATCAGAAACAAGATTACGAACAAATTATCTCTATCAATAAACAACTAAATGATGATATAGTACAGATTAATAAGTCAAAACAGATATTACAGAATAAATTATCTAAACACGACTTAAATTATCTTGCAGTAGAGAAACCAGGGTTGATTGAAAAAATTATCAATAAGGGATCTAATAAAATTATGAATGATTTAAATGAGGCAACAAGATGATGAGAGTTGTAGTAACATGCATGATGTTGGTAGTTGTATTACTAATATTCTCTGGTTGTTCAACATTTAAATCAGAGAAACAAGTAGAAGTAATTACACAAGAAATTGAAAAACCAAAATTAAATTTAGAAGTGGTAGAACCACTAGATTTAAAACCTGTTAAATGGATTGTAATTACAAGAGAAAATGTTGCAGAAGTTTTTACTAATCTAGAACAAGAGGGAAAATCAGTGGCATTATTTGCACTTGATACTGATACATATGAAGTATTAGCAATAAATATGGAAGATATAAAAAGATATATACTAACTCAAAATAAAATTCTAGTTAAGTACAAAGAATATTACGAACCTGTTGAATCAAATCAATAAATCGAGGGGGAGTTCTCTACATCATATCACTACAATAAGAAAGGAGATCCATTATGGAAATCTTAAATAAATGTAGAGCTTGGGCATCTGCTTTGGCAGAGGTCGGTGTAAGTTTAATTGCACTTGGCATTGTGTTTGAAGTTCTATTTAACGGACAGGGCATACCGTTCTGGCCAAATATTAACGTGATAGGAAATGTACAAAGCATTGTAGCAGGTTTTTCTGCTCAGGGCTTAGTTGGATTAGTAGCAGTTTGGGTATTATACTCAATCTATTCTAAAAAATAATAAATAATAAGGGGAGAGAGTTTTGTCAGATATACAATTAGATGTAGAGTTATTGAAGAAAGACGTAAAAGAAATGAAGTTTATTCATGGTCGTCTCGATAATGCTATTTCAAAAATATCAGACGTTTCAAACTCTATCAACCGCATGTTGGCAGTGCATGAAGAAAAACTCTCTTCCCAAGAAGAAGCAATAATCAACGCAGAGAATTTAGTTGAAGCCAGACGAATGGAATTCAACAAAGAAATCAAAGAACTTCACGATAGAATCACTAAAAATAGTAAAGAACAAATAGACGCAATAAATAATCTAAAGACAGAATTATCGGGCCGTGTGGCCGTCTTAGACAAGTTTAGATGGGTATTAATTGGTGGTTCCATAGTTATCGGATTCATTATTCACAAGTTAATGAATATCGGTATTACTATTTCTTGACAAATACATCAAAATATAGTAGGATAATCTAATGACCAGATATAAGGTTGAAACTCATAAAGTGAGTGTGCGACATATTGTCATAAACGCAGACAGTGAGGAAGAGGCCAAAAAATTGGCAAGAGATTATGTTGATAATAAATCACATATAAATCCAACAATAACTTATGATAAAAAATTAAAAAAAATTAAGAGATGTAAAGAATTAGATTGACAATCAGATAACACCTGATATATTATGATACAATGTATTTAGAACAAAAGTATTTACTTTTGGTTTCATCACAATTAGGACTATTTAAAAAGAAGAGTAATAATCTCTATAACTTTCGTTGTCCTTATTGTGGTGATTCTCAAAAAAGTAAAAGTAAAGCAAGAGGATATGTTTTTCAAAAAGAAAATTCTCTTATCTATAAGTGTCACAACTGTGGTGTTGGCACAACTGTTCCCAAACTAATCAGACATGTAAATGAGACTTTGTATAATGAATTCATGACAGAATCATATCGTGCAGAGATACCAAAAGATAATGCTAGAGGTATTCGCATAGATACAAATGAGTTATCCCCAACTGTTAAGAACATGTTGAGAAGTTCTAATTCTAAATTAAGTAGATTAAAAAAAGTTTCACAATTAGATCATGATCACCCAGTAAAAAAATTTGTTGAAGATAGAAAGATACCCTCAGATAAACATTATTTACTTTACTATGCCCCACACTTTTATAAGTTTGTAAATACAATTATTGACAATAAGTTTCCTAGTCTAGTCGGTGATCATCCTAGATTAGTAATACCTTTTTTTAATGAAAAGAATGAAATAATTGCAATACAAGGAAGGGCATTTGGAAATGAAAATCCTAAATACATCACGATCAAAATTGACGAAAATCAAGAAAAAATATACGGAACTGACAGAGTTGATTGGGATAGAACAGTTTGTGTATTTGAAGGCCCTATTGATAGCTTGTTTATTAATAATAGTATTGCGACTGCTCAGTCTGACCTAAGAGTTTATAAAGATAATGTTGTTTTGGTACCCGATAATGAACCAAGAAACTTTGAAATCGTAAAACAAATTGAAAAGTATATCGATGAAAATTTTCAAGTTGTTATATGGCCAAGTGAAATAAAACAAAAAGACGTAAACGAAATGATTTTGTCTGGTAAAACTGAAAGACAAATTAAAGATATAATAGCGCAAAACACTTTTAGTGGTTTGTTAGCAAAAACAAAATTAATTGAGTGGAAAAAAATTTGACTTATTGTGTAAAAGCGTTTGATGAGATTTATTCTGATAGTGCAAATAGATATCGTTTGTGTTGTCATGCAAATGTAAACAAATCTATTTCACACATGACTACAGATAATACGTTACCATTTGAATATTTTTTGTCAAAGGAAATGGAAAAAATTCGTGATGACATGTTTGATGGTAAAAAAATTGATGGTTGTGAAGGATGTTATAATGATGAAGAAATAAATGGATACAGTCATAGAACAAAGTTTAATGAAGAATCAGATTACAATGCAGGTGATGTAACAAAAGTAAGCACTAAATTAAAAAATTTTGGAAGTCGTTGTAATCTTGGTTGTTATATGTGTCGTCCATATGATTCATCAACACGAAGACAAGAATTAAAAGACGCAGGTTTAATCGACACATGGAACAATCTTGGTTTAGATGAATTTGAGAGAGAGTGGGTAAAAAATGTGTCATCAAAAGATGTTGAAATATTTAATCAAAATATATTAGATAATATTGACAAAGTAAGGCAAATAAGAATATTCGGTGGTGAACCTGTATTGTTGGATAGAGTTTGGCAATTTTTAGATGATATAAAATCTGAAGATGCAAAAAATATTGAGATAGAGATGACCACTAATTTGACACACATTTCATATAAAGATTGGTCATTGAAATCAATAGATAAAAAATTTAAAAATTTAAAGTTAGGAGTATCTTGTGATCATTTTGGTGAAAAACTTAAATTCATAAGATATCCAATAAATGTTAATGACTTTGAAAAAAATTTGATTACAATGAAAGATAATGTTTTACAAATTTATTGTACAGTAAGTATTTTAAATGCTTTTGATTTGAAAGAGATTGAGGAATATTATAAAGATTTTAGAGTTTGGTTTGAACCAGTGAATAGTCCAGCGTCTTTGTCAATAAAAAATTTACCGAACAAAGATCAAATAAAATATATTCCAAATCAACTTATAAAGAATGAATTGATGAAACCAAAAAATGATGATGAGTATAAAAAGGGAATTGCATATATACAAGCGTTGCAAGATTATAGGAGAGGCATATGAAAAAACAGTATTGTAATGTCAAAATTGATACAGATCGAGATCAAAACTTCACAGACCAAGCACAGAAACTTTTAAAGGACTATTACTGTCTTAAAGACGAACCTTCTCCACAATTCGCTCTTGCAAGAGCATCAAACGCTTACTCATACGGCGACAAACAATTAGCACAAAAAATTTATGACTACGCAAGTCAAGGTTGGTTTATGTTTGCATCACCTGTACTATCAAACGCACCTTTGCCAGGTAAGAAAGCAAAAGCATTACCAATATCTTGTTTTCTAACTTATGTGCCAGACACACTTGAAGGATTGATTGATCATACATCAGAGTTAAGATGGTTATCAGTTAAAGGTGGTGGAGTCGGCGGTCACTGGTCTAATGTTCGTTCAGTATCAGAAATTGCACCAGGCCCAATACCTTTCTTACATACTGTAGATGCAGACATGATTGCTTATAGACAAGGTAAGACTAGAAAGGGAAGTTATGCAGCTTACATAGATGTATCACACCCAGACATTATGGAGTTTCTAACTTTACGTATTCCAACTGGTGATATTGGACGTAAGACTTTGAATCTACATAATGCAGTAAATGTGACAGACAAGTTTATGAACGCTGTCAAAAAAGATATGGATTGGCAACTTATAGACCCTGCTGATAATACTATTAGAGATACAGTTAAGGCAAGAAAATTATGGGAACAAATTTTAGAAGTTAGATTTAGAACTGGTGAACCTTATGTGAACTTTCTTGATACTGCAAACAAATACTTACCAGAATCACTTAAAGAAAAGGGTTTAAAAATACACGGATCAAACTTGTGTAATGAAATACATTTACCAACTAATGAAGAAAGAACTGCTGTTTGTTGTTTATCATCTTTGAATTTAGAAAAGTATGATGAGTTCAAAGACACAACAATTGTAAGAGATTTAATAACATTTCTAGATAATGTATTACAATTTTTTGTCGATAACGCAGGTGATGAAATTAGTCGTGCTAGATATTCTGCTACACAAGAAAGAAGTTTAGGTCTTGGTGCAATGGGATATCATTCTTATTTACAAAAACATATGATACCATTTGAACAATCGGGTCGTATTAATAAAGAAATTTTTTCATGGATGAGAAGTGAAGCGGACACACAAACATTAATATTAGGAAAAGAAAAGGGTGAGGCACCTGATATGAAGGGAACTGGCAGACGAAATGCTCATTGTCTTGCGATAGCACCTAATGCTAATTCATCAATGATAGTAGGAACATCACCATCAATTGAACCTAACAAAGCAAACGCATACACACATAGAACAAGAGCAGGTTCACATCTGATAAAAAATAAGTATCTTGAAAAAATACTTATAGAAAATAAAATGAACACACCTGAAGTTTGGACTGGTATAGTGACAAACAACGGATCAGTGGATCATCTAGAATTTTTAAATGATGAACAAAAAGAAGTATTTAAAACTGCTGTTGAATTAGATCAAATGAGATTGGTTGAACTTGGAGGTCAAAGACAAGTTTATCTTGATCAAGGTCAATCACTTAATTTATTCTTTCCAGCAGGAGCATCAAAAAAATATGTTCAGTCAGTACACATGAGAGCATGGGAGACTGAATGTAAAGGACTTTACTATTTAAGAACAGAGGTATCTAAACGTGCAGAGAATATCGCTCAAAAAGTAGTATTAGATAAATTAAAGGACTATTCAGACATTAAAAAAGAGGAAGAAGAATGTCTGGCTTGTCAAGCATAGGAGAAAAAAATGGACGTACAAATCTACTCGAAACCAGATTGCGGTTATTGTTTAAATGCCAAAAATTGGTTTAAAGAACATGGTATTGATTATGTTGAACACTCATTAATTAATGAGGATGATCAAATGGAGTTTATTCAAAGAGTAAACAATGTTGAAGAAAAGTTAGGGAACAAAATGGATAAGTTAACATCTGTTCCACAAATATTTATTAATGGTGAAAGAATAGGTGGATATGCACAACTACTAGAAAGTTCTGAAAAGATTCTTAAAAAAAGAGGTGGAGGTCTTTACAAATTTAGTGAGACATACAAACCATTTTATTACCCTTGGGCTGTAGAGTTTGTGACAAAACATGAAAAGGTTCATTGGATTGAAGACGAAGTAGATTTATCTGAAGACGTAACAGATTGGAAAGGTGGAAAGATGACAGATATTGAAAAAGAATATGTCACACATGTTCTAAGACTTTTCACACAATCAGACGTTGCAGTTGGTCAAAATTATTATGATCAGTTTCTTCCTAAATTTAAAAACAATGAAATAAGAAATATGTTAGGATCGTTTGCGTCTAGAGAGGGAATACATCAAAGAGCATATGCGTTACTAAATGAAACACTTGGATTACCTGATGAAGAGTTTCATGCATTTTTAGAATATCAAGAGATGGCAGATAAAGTTGATTTCATGATGAACTCAAATGTAAGTACAAAGAAAGGCATGGCTCTAGCACTTGCTAAATCAGTATTTAACGAGGGTATTTCACTGTTTGCATCATTTGTAATGTTGTTAAACTTTCAGAGATTCGGAAAGATGAAAGGTTCTGGTAAGATTGTAGAATGGTCAGTAAGAGATGAATCAATGCACGTTGAAGGTATCGCTCACTTATTCAGAGCATTCTGTGCTGAGAATGCAACAATTGTTGATAATCAACTTAAAAAAGAAATTTATGAGATGTCAAAAAAGGTTGTTGAACTTGAAGATAAATTTATTGATCTTGCATACGGCATGGGTGAACCTGAGGGATTATCTAAAGAAGATGTAAAACAATATATTAGATATATAGCAGACAGACGACTATTACAACTTGGTTTAAAAACAAACTTCAAAGTAAAAGAAAATCCAATCCCATGGTTAGAGTGGATTTTAAATGCAGCTGATCACACAAACTTTTTTGAAAACAGAGTAACAGAATATGAAGTTGCAGGTTTGACAGGTGATTGGCAAGTTGCATACGATGACCCAGAGTCACATGTAAATTGTGATCACGATGAAGGAACATGTGTAGTAGAGGAACCTAAAAAAGAACAAGTGAGTAATCAAGGGAATTTATTCTAATGAGTGATTGTTGTACAAGAAAACGTACTTGGAAAGACGTAATGTTTTTGCCTATGGCAATAACTTTTACCCTTATAGGTTTTTCGTTATTGTTGGGAATTGAAATGGGCATTGCTTACGCACTAGGATTTATATAATGAGAAAAAAGATATTGTGTGAAGAATGCGAAGCAACATATGAACTAAAGCACGATATGGACCCAGATTACTTTGTGATTGAGCACTGCCCATTTTGCGGTGCTCAACAAGAAACTGATGAATATGTTGCATATGAAGAGGAATATGATGAATGAAAACACAGTCGGCCAAAGCAAAAGGTCGTAGATTACAACAATGGTTTCGTGATTTACTGATTGAAAAACTAAACATACACACTGAAGATATAGAATCAAGAAGTATGGGAGCAGGTGGTGAGGACTTGATTATGTCAAGATCTGCGAGACATCATTTTCCATATAGCATTGAATGTAAAAATGTCGAAAAGTTAAATGTATGGGAAGCATATAAACAAGCAAAAGAGAATTCTAAAGACTATGAACCTATTGTAGTCATGAAAAGAAATAATCACAGACCTTTAGTTGTTGTTGATGCTGAACATTTTGTAAAAATATATGAAGATTGGACGCATGACGTTTTAAATGATGAGTGAAAAATTAGATAAAATAGAAAAGAGACTAGATAATCTAGAAAAAAAAATAGATCATCTAACAAAAACTCTTGACAAACATATAAAGTTTATAGATAATACTTACGAGGGATTACGTAATCCTATTGATAGTGTGAAAAGGTGGTTAAGTAAGTGACAATAGAACAATATAAGATATATCATAAAATAGAGGAAAAGTACGGCGACGGCCAGATGATCCTTTCTTATTATAATCAAATTAAAGGTTTGATTGATGATACAAAATCCGAATCACTATTAGACTTTGGTTGTGGAAAAGCAAAAATCTATAATAGAATAAATCTTGCAGAAAAGTTTGGAATGATGCCAGACTTATATGACCCTGCGATTGAAGAATACTCTGAACTACCAAATAAACAATATGATGGTGTTTTTTGTTGTGATGTTATGGAACATATACCGGAAAATATAGTACCTGATGTTATTGAACAAATTTATGAAAGAGCGAATAAGTTTGTTTTCTTTGCAATCGCTACCGACCCTGCGACGGCAGTTCTGCCCAATGGAGAAAATGCTCATTGTACCACTAAACCAATACAGTGGTGGGAAGAGATGATTAATAAAAATGCACCCAAAAAGGTTTATTCACATGTATTATTGACAGGAAAGTTTGAAAACTATTCTATATTAAATGAGGAGTTATATCTTGAATCATTATTCTAAAGTGTTAATATTATCTGCCCACCCAGATGATTTAGAAATATCATGTGGTGGAACAGTTGCAAAGTTTGTAGATGAAGGAACTAAAGTAGATAACATTATTTTATGTTCAAACGTAAATCATAAAAAATGTGTTGCACCATCATCAAAAATTCTAGGATATAATCCAATATATTTAAATCATAGAGATGAATCGCCGACAAGTAAAGTCATTTCAGAGATAGAAAAGAAAGTTGACGTAGAATCATATGATTTACTAATTACACATTGGATTGAAGATTGGCATCAAGATCACAGATTTTGTCATGAATTAGGTAATTCATTAAGAAGAAAACAACAACTTGATGTATGGTATATGAATGCATATCCCTACTGTCAAAAATATAAAAGTTTTGAAGCAAACTTATTTGTGGATATTACAAGATACAAATATAAGAAACTAGACGCAATATCACTGTATGATAATGTGCCAGACGAATACTTTATTGGCATAGATAGTATGTCTAGATATCGAGGATCATTTGTACATGTAAAACACGCTGAGGTATTTAAAGTTGATACATTATTGTATAGTTAAATATGGTGATGAATGTCACTATCAAAAGGTTGATGATTTACTTAAAAACATTGTAGAACCTATTCGTGATAATTGTCATGATATAAAATTTCATTTACTAACTGATAAACCTGTAGATATTCCTTATATTAATAATATTAATTATGATGAGCAAGATGTTCAAGTTCACACACATTGGAAAAAGTTACAGTTTTTTGATCCAAAGTTTATTGGTGCAAGTAGGACTGATCAAACAATTGTGTCCGATTTGGATATGATATGGAATAAAAATCCTACTGAAATAGTGCAACATAATGTAAATAAAAAAACATTATTATCAGTAGATAGATGGTGGAAAAAAGATGGTGATGTATGCAGAATGTGTGGAACTTTTTATAAGTTTAATTCACACGATTTTAAATATATACCAAAATTATATAATAAACATTTTAAATATTTTAGAGAATATTATGCACTACATGAAGAGGCAGACTCAACTAGGATAGTTGGGGGTGAACAAAATTTTGTTCAAGAAATGATTGAACTCACAGGCACGATTAAATTGATGCCACCAACTTATGTAATGAAATCCAATTGGCCAGAGCATAATAAAGATTATGGATTACAAGATATATTTGTAAAAAGATTTGAAAATTCAACGGGTCTTAATTATCATGATTGCTGGGATTCTGCGATACTACATATAATCAAAAAAGGAATAAATTAACAGTAAAATGGAAATAGTAGAAATATTAAATAGATATGGTTTTGCAACATTGGCTGCAATAGGTATGGGTTGGTTTATATATTTTATTTACACATATATTACAACACAAGTTAAAGTAAAACTGGCACAAATGAATACAGTTTTAATAGCACTAATTGATAGAATAAGAATGTTAGACAATGACTTAATTAGATTGAGATCAAAATTAAATACAGTATTGACTCTTAGGGAGATCGAGAAACAAAAGAAGGATAAATAATTGTATGAAAATCTTACTTACACTTTTATTTTTATCTAGTTCAGTGTTCGCTGAACAAATGGTACATGAGTTTCATAACCCTGCATTTAGTGGGAATGGATACTCTCAACATGTTTTATCTGTGGATCAACTGCAACAACAAAGAAAACAAAAGAAGATTGATGATGATAAATCAAAAGTTGCAGCCGAAGAGAGAAAAGAAAAAAATAAAACAGTCAATAAATTTATATCAAATGTAGAATCTAGAATATACGCAAACTTATCTAAACAATTAGTTGATAATATGTTTGGTACAAGTTGTGATGCATCAACAACTACGTGTCCAACAAGTGGCACTGCGACTATCGAAGGTGCATCAATTTATTGGATTAAAGATACAACAACAGATACTATCACCCTTACTGTAACAGCAGATGACGGATCAGTAACTACAATAGTTGTACCAGTAGGAGATTTTCAGTTTTAATGGACTTATTTTTTAAAATATTAGTAGATTTTGGTTTACCTGTAGCGGCTGCAATAGTTATGGGATTTTTTATCTTTTTGATACTAAAATATATTCTTGAATCTGTGATTGGTCAAGTTTCTGGTATGCACGGAATAATAATGGCGTTAGATAATAGAGTGAAAAATATGAATAATGATATGATAAAGTTAGATATACAGATTTCTGATGCATTGAATTTGAGACAAGATGAAGAGAGAATTAGTAGAGCTGATGGTAAAGAAGACGCAAGGAGAGATTAGTGTTAAAAATAATTTTAATCACATTTCTAGGAGTGATACTATCAGGTTGTGCTGCTAAATATCAAGACTTTGAAACATATAAGGGTGATATGCCCTATGTTGAAGGCACATCTACTCAAGAACTATTAGAAAATATACCAGATTTAGATCAAGATAAAATTACAATCGCAGTATATAAGTTTACAGATCAAACAGGTCAAAGAAAACCAAGCTCTAAATTTTCACAATTATCAACAGCAGTAACCCAAGGTTCAGATGCATTTGTAATTAATGCACTAAAATCAGTATCAAAAGGTGATTGGTTTACGGTTGTAGAGAGAAATAGTCTAGACAATCTTGTAAAAGAAAGACAATTAATTAGATCAACAAGAGAGTTATACGACGGCGAATCTGAAATTGATAATGTTTTAAAACCACTTGTGTTTGCAGGTTTAATAATTGAAGGTGGTATAGTTGGATATGATAGTAATACTGCATCAGGTGGTGTGGGTGCTAGATATTTTGGTATTGGTATGAACGAACAATACAGAGTTGATCAAGTAACAATATCTATGAGATTAATTTCAGTACAAACAGGTGAGATTTTACTTACAACTAACGTAACAAAAACAATCGCTAGTTATAGTGGTGGTGGTGATGTCTTTACTTTTCTAGATATGGGAACCAAAGCATTAGAGATAGAAACAGGTGTTGCAGTAAACGAACCTGTAAATTATGCTATAAGAACTGCAATAGAATATGCAGTTCTACAAATAATAAAAGATGGTGAGAGAAAAAAATATTGGAAGTATAAAGAACTACCAAATGATTACAAAAATAAACACAGAAAAGAAGAAATTAAACCAATACCTGTTGAGGATTTACCCACACCTAAGATATTACAAGAAGACATAATAGATGTGCCTGAAATATCTGAAATCAATGAGTTTGAGGGTCATCCTTTACATAAATAGTCATATAAGAGAGGGGCGAAGCTATGTTTAAAATAACAAGTTATATTATGTTTGTTATGTTAAGTTTTGTGCCTTTATATGCTAATGACATATATGTAACACAGTCTGGTGCGAGTTTAGACTTAGATATAACACAAGACGGATCGAATAACACTGTTGGTAATTCAACAACTGCATCTACATCTACAGGTGCAACTACAGTGCTTGATATTGATCAAGTAGGTAACTCAAACGTGATCACATATCAAATCAATGGTGCAACTTATACTGGTGCTATCAGTCTAACAGGTAATTCAAATGATGTAGATTTAAATTGTGATAGTACAGGTGGTAACTCATCTTGTGGAACTGTAACTGCAAACATTACTTGGACAGGTAATTCTAATGACATAGATTTAGATATCGGTCAAACAAGTGATGCATCAAACTCAACTGTAAATATTACAGGTGCGTCTGGTTCTGATAGTAACGTGGTTGCGGCAACTGTGGACGGTACAAGTGCTATATTAACATTAACTGTAAACGGCGATACTAATAACTACTTAATAGATATTGACGGAAACGGTGATGTTAACGGACACACATTGATACATTCTCACACAGGTAGTATTGCTGATGTTGATATCATACAGTCAGGTGTTAATGATAACTATATTTCTTTAACAACGTCAGGTGATAATGCAGACATTGATATTTCACAAACTGACTAATTTAATCTTAGGAATATTCCTTTTTTTCAGTACAACACTTTATGCATCATCAATAGGTGATGTTGTATTGAAAGAAGGAAATTCTGTCATAGAAAGAGTTGATAACACTGAGGTTGAGGCAGTAAAAGATCTAAATGTTTTTTCATATGATACTGTAAAAACTGGTAAAGGTAAACTTGCCATAGAGTTTTTAGATGATACTAGAGTTGATGTCACATCTCATTCTAAACTTATTATAGATGAATTTGTATATGATCCTAATACAAAGACGGGTAAACTATCTTTAAAAGCATCTTTAGGAACTGTAAGATATGCAAGTGGTCAAATTGCAAAAAATTCAGCACAAAATATTAGTATTAAGACACCTACTGCAACTGTATCAGTTAGAGGAACAGACTTTGCAATGACAGTTGATGAGATAGGATCATCTACTATTATATTACTGCCAAGTTGTGATACAAATGGTAATTGTTTTGTTGGTGAGATATCCGTAGAGAGTGATGCAGGTCAAGTAATATTAAATCAAGCATTTCAAGCCACACAAGTTGAAACACCAGAACAAAGACCATTGTCACCTGTTTTATTAGATTTAGATGAGTCTTTAATTAATAATTTATTAATAGTTAGACGACCACCAAAATTAGATGATCAGATTCAATACGAGAAAAACTTAAAAATAGTTGCAAATGCATTAGATATTGACTTTTTAAAGTTTGATGATTTAGAAGTTGACTTACTAGAGGTTCAAGAAGACGAGTTTGCTAATCGATTGGATGTAGATTTTTTAGAAAATAATTTCTTAGCTGACATATTAGCAGAGTTAAACAAACAATTGGCCTTGCAAATGAGGAGTGAATTTGATAAGATAAAAGACAAAAGACAATTAGGTAGAGACGAATTTGGAGTTTTACTTTTAGAGGAAGACGGTAATTGGATATGGAGTCGTGAAGATGCCGCAGGTAATAACATCGTCTTAACCTTGAGTCAAGAGAATGGATATATAATTAATGTACAACAACAAGATTTCGAGATTAGAGATTACACATTAGGAGAGGGTAGTAATGAAATATACATTATTCAAAATCAGTAAAGAATTAGGTCTTTTAATATTTTTATTATCTTTTATTTTATTTTGTTCAGTATTAAATGCGAATAATTTTGATCTTACTGTTTCAGGTAGCACTGGTTATACTATAACAACTACACAAGATGGTATTGATAATAATATTGATTTAGACATGTTAAACATGGACTCTGCAACAATCACTTTTAATCAGACAGGTAACTATCACTCTATTGATATTGATGTTGATGGTAGAACAAGTAACGGAAGTTCTATTACTATAAATCAAACAGGTAACAGTAAAACTTATACTGGTGATTTATATTGTGGTCACACTTATTGTACAATGACACTTAATCAGTAATGAAAAAAATTTTCACTCATTGGAGTTTTTCTTTAGTCACATTATTTTTTTTAATATGGGTAGGACTAAAAGATCCACAAATAAAAGAATTATTAAGACTAAAATCATTTGATTTATTATTTCAATCACAAGAAAAAACAATATCTGAAGACATTGTAATTTTAACAATAGATGAAAAATCGATTGACAAGTTTGGTCAATATCCTTGGTCTAGAGATATTTACTCTGACATCATAGATTACTTACGTTTAAACAATGCAGGTGTCATTGTATTACCGATATTATTTTCTGAAGAAGATAGATTTGGTGGTGATGAAATATTTGCAGATTCACTTAAAGATAATTTTGTTGTAGTTGGACAAGTCGGATCACATCAAACTTCAAGTAACGGTTATCCAAGAGGAGTTGCAAAAATAGGTAATCCTTTGGATTGGTTGTTTGAATGGCCTGGTATGGTTGGACCAATACCGATCATTGGTGATAACGCATCGGGTGTTGGTGTTTTAAATACTGCACCAGAGATTGATGGTGTTGTAAGAAGAATGCCTTTACTTATGAAAATAGGTAATGATGTTTATCCGTCAATGGCAATAGAAGTTATTAGAACTGCCACTGGTGATCCAAGTTATCAAGTAAAGTCAGGTGATGCTGGAATAATCGCAATGAGAGTACCAGGGTTTGCAACAATCAAAACAGATTCAAATGCTAGAATATGGTTGACATGGAATAAGTCTTATCCAACTATATCAGTTGCAGATTTAGGATCAGAGGAAATAAGAGTGGCAGGTAAAACTGTTATTGTGGCTGTAACTGCTGAAGGATTAAATGGAGTTATTGCAACACCAATAGGAAGTCAATACGATTATATTGCAATAGCATCAACACTACAAACAGTTATTGATGGTATCAATATAGAGAGAATTGATCTATTACCATTGATTGAAATACTTATTGCGTTTATCGTAGGATTATTAATAGTAGTTTTAACAAGATTTACACCATATTATATTGTTGGATTATCAATGGTAATTAGTAGTGCAGGTGGTATTTTTACAACTAATTATTTGTTTAATAACAAACTTATATTATTTGATACGACATGGATTTTAGTTGTAATATTATTTGTAGGTTTACATAGTATATTTAATCGTTTTATTTTAGAATTTAATTTAAAACAACAAATAAGAAAACAGTTTGAAACTTATCTTGATCCAAGACAAGTTGCAATATTACAAAAAGACCCAAGTAAATTAAAACTTGGCGGTGAAAGAAAAGAGATGTCATTTTTGTTTATGGATATCGTAGGGTTCACACCAATATCTGAATATTATAAAAACAATGATGACCCAGAAGGATTAGTAGAAGTTATCAACGATTATTTAAATCGTATGACAAAAATTGTTTTAGACAATGGTGGTACAGTTGACAAATATATGGGTGATTGTATAATGGCATTTTGGAATGCACCATTAGATTGTCCTAATCATGCTGAGATGGCAGTAAAGACAAGTATTGAATGTGGAAAAGAAACTGAAAATCTCAAAGAAGAATTTAGAAAAAAAGGTTTACCAGAAATCAATATAGGATCAGGTGTTAACACAGGCACTTGTATTGTTGGTAATATGGGAAGTGATTCTAGGTTTGATTATTCTGTAATCGGTGATGCAGTAAATTTGGCTGCAAGATTAGAAGCATCAACTAGAAACTACAAAGACAAGAATGGCAACGTGTTGCCAACACTATACTCTTCATATACTAAAGATCAACTAACAAATATTGAATCGATAGAAGTTGATAAGATTAAAGTAAAAGGTAAAGAAGAGTTAATTACAATATATAAACCAAAGGAGTAATTATGGCTAGAATGATGAATACATCTAATGTATATGAACCAAAAATAAAAAGAACATCAATAGGAAATGGCAAAACAAAAATGTCATCTATGAATAAACATAAAAGAAGATCATGGAAAAAATACAAAGGACAAGGTAAGTAATGAAAGAAGTAATTGTTTACAGTAAGAATATGTGTGGATATTGCGTCCAAGCAAAAAACTATTTAAAAAGTAAAGATATAGAGTACAAAGAAATAAACATAGAAGAACAACCAGAAGCGAGAGAGTTTATACTTAGTGAGGGTCATAGAATGATGCCCCAAATCTATATAGATGGCAAGAGTATTGGTGGATATCAACAACTAATTAAGTTAGATTTATCGTCATTTTCTTGATTGACAGATTGTCGCACCCTAAAAGTCCTTAATTATCGGGCATTTTTTAACCAAATTAATTTAATATAACCCTTGACAACATACCCATAGCCTGTCAAAATATAATTAGATGAACAAAAAGAGAGGTAATCAAATGTCAATCGAAATCAAAAAAGGTGATGAAATCACTGCTGTATGGGGTGCTGGACACCCAGAACAACAAGGTAAGATATCTAAAATAAATGAAGATGGTTCTTACATTGTTAAATTAAAAAACGGTAGGTTGGTAGATCAACACTTAGTTTTAAAGAATGAGTTTAAAAGTGACTACTTCTTAAAATGTAGTATAGGGTATCATCATATGCCATCTGCCCAAAGTGTTGCAACGAGTAATTATGAAAGGTTATTTGGAACTGCTTAATGAGTAAACAAGGAACATTACATTTAGTTTATTGGCGAGAATATAGGGATGAATCAGAAAAATATAATCCCTTTTTCAAAACTTATTATACAATTTTTAGAAACGCACCTTTATCACAACTTGATAGATTATCGTCTTCTAAATTACATAACAAGATTAAAAGATTTTGTGATAAAAATTACAAAGAAGATGTAAGTAATTTTACAGGTGGATCTGGTGTAGAAATGATACATGGTTCTGAATATTATCATACTTACAATGATGAGTTTGGAAATGAAGATACACCTTATAGTGATTCTGATTTTTACTATGATTATTGTCAATCATATAATGGTAGACAATTTTTTAAACACGATTTTTTACCAAAATTTACAGAAGAAATGTCACCGTTCTATGAGAATGGTCAATTTTGTGGGCCAATATAAAAATGTTAAGAGCATTATTTTGGATGGCAATAGGTGCCCTACTAACTTTAGTAGATTATGGAGTGGTCTTTGAATGGATGGCCGCAATATTTACAGTTTTATCAACTAAATAAAAATTAAGGAGAACGCTTGAAACAATATAGAAACAAACCAAACTTTGAAAGAACCGAAGGTCTACATGTCATCGTTAGAGATAATAATGTTGACAAGGCAATGAGGAAACTTAAACGTATGGTAAAGAATGCTGGAACTCTTCAAGAAATTAAAGAGAGACAGTTTTTTCAGAAACCATCAGAGAAAAAAAGACTTGCAAAAAAGGCAGGTAAAAAAAGATGGTTAAAAAAAGTGGCACAAACGGAAAATGAGTATTGATGAATACGCAGAGTATGAAAAATTAAAAAAGAAATCTAGAACTGATAATATGTCTATGAAGGTAAAAGATGTATTACGTTTTTTTGATTTGAAGGAAAAGTTTGATGACAGACAACATAATAAAAGGACCGTGGAAAAGAGTGGTGTCAATATCACCAGAGGAAAATAGTAGGGTTCGTGAAGATATAGAGTTCGTAGAGGAACTTGCAGAGAGTATTGTGGTTAATGCGATCACAAATTTTCAAGAGAACGGTATTGATGTAACATCTGATACAATGAAAATGTACATACCTTTCTTAAATGAATGTGTCAGAGCAGTCTGTTACAAAGATATGGGTTATAAACATATATTAAATAATCTTGTTGAAAAGATTATGACCGAAAAATCTATTGACAATAACTTAGATATATCGTATCATAGTGTTAATATAGATAAAGTAAAAGAATTGACAGAGGATAAATGATTATACTTGATATGAATCAAATTTCACTTGCGAGTTTGATGATGCATTTGAATATGGAAAAAACCAAGAAACCTGATATGGGTATGGTTCGCCATATGATATTAAATTCTGTTCGTATGTATCGTCAAGACTTTAACGAAGAGTATGGTGAAATTGTTTTGGCTTATGATAGTAAACATTATTGGCGTAGAGATTATTTTCCTTACTATAAATTAAATCGTAAAAGAGCAAGAGATAAAGACAGTAAAGATTGGGAATCTATTTTTGAGTGTTTAAATAAAATCAAACAAGAAATTAAAGATTATCTACCCTACAAAGTAATCGAAGTACACGGTGCAGAAGCAGATGATGTTATTGCTACTTTAGTTAAAGAATACTTAGATGAAAAAATTATGATTATATCTGGTGATAAAGACTTTATTCAATTACAAAAATATTCTAATGTATCTCAATTTTCACCTATATTAAAGAAAAAATTAAATGGTGAAGATCCAAACGAATATATAAAAGTACATATACTAAAAGGAGACTCATCTGATGGCATACCTAACGTGTTATCAAATGATAATGTTTTTACTGAAGGATTAAGACAAAAACCTTTAAGTAAAAAAAAGATAGATGCGTGGAAAGACGGCAACTTTGAAAATACAATGGCAACTGATGAAATAGTTCGTAATTATAGTCGTAATAAAAATCTTATAGACTTGGATTGCATACCAGTTGACATTCAAACAAATATTCTCAAAGAGTTTACCGAAGCATCATGTGGAGATAGAAGTAAGTTATTAACATACTTTATCGAAAATAAACTAAAAGAACTAACTGATTCGATAGGAGATTTCTAATGAACAAACCATTACCTGGTACAGTATTGAATTCTAGTAATTCATTATTGTTTTCAGAAATACTAGACAAAGTGCATAAAGCAAAAACAAAAGAAGAAAAAGTAAAAATACTAAAATATCATGATAACCAATCATTAAGAATGGTAATAAAATCATCTTTTGATCCTAAAATTGAGTGGATACTACCTGAGGGTAACGTGCCTTTTAAGGCAAACGATGCACCTGCTGGAACTGAACACACAAGACTTGCAGCAGAAGCAAAAAAATTATATCACTATATTAAAGGCGGTGATAATGATACACCACAATACAAAAAAGAACTTATGTTCATACAATTGTTAGAAGGTCTACATGAAACTGAAGCACAACTTGTCATAAACGCAAAAGATAAAAAGTTGCATCAGATCTACAAAGGATTATCTAAAGAAGTTGTAAAAGAAGCATTTGGTTGGAATGATGAATTTGCGAGAGCATGAGAATAGGTGAACCATATTTAATTAAACAACCACCGTTTAAAATAGATGTAGATGGTGGAAGTAAAGAAGATGCAAAAACAAATGATAGTAGTGGTCATACTGCAAGAATATCTGAGATACGTTGGATAAATGATAGACCAACATTAGATAGATTTTTAGAATATACTAAACTGGTTAATAAAGAAGCTGGATGGAATTTCGAAATAGATGGTATAGAACCACTACAATATACAGAATATGGAACTGGTGGCGAATATGGATGGCATATTGATCAACACACAAAACCATACGCAGATAATCGTATTAGAAAAATATCATTTTCATTACTTTTAAATGATGATTATGAGGGTGGTGATTTTGATTTAGAATATGGTCACCCTAACAAAGAATTAAGACATGCGACATTCCGTCTCGGTTTAAATGAGGCAATATTCTTCAAATCAGACTTCTGGCATCGTGTAAACCCAGTAAAATCGGGCATTCGAAAGAGTCTTGTAGGGTGGATTTTAGGAAAAAATTATTAAAAATAACCCTTGACATATACCCTATATCGTGGTATTATATAATAAGAAATTGAGAGGTACTTATTATGAAAACAGTAAATAAATCAGCAAACACAATCGAGGAAGGTTTTAAGTTTCTTAAAGAAGCAGCCATCCAAGATTACAACGAATTCATTGCAGATAACAAAAGTATGCAACAAGAGTTCGCAGAAAATATTAATTTAGATGTAGGTGGTCAAAAATATTTTAAGATCACTGTTGGTGCATATAACAGAGGACGATCTGTATTTGCATTTATCGTAAAAGAAGATGATGATAAGTTTAAAAAAGGCGATATCCTAAAACCTGCATCATGGAAAGCTCCTGCCAAAAATAAGGCAAGAGGTAACGTTTTATCAGGTAACTATCCTATAAATTGGACTGGTCCTTTATATTTAAGTTAGGAGGCATTTATGATTAACGAAACTTTAACAGTAATTATGCATATCGGTATGATAGGTTTTACTTTATATTTCATTAAAGAATTGTTTGCCTAATGAACAGTTTGACACTTGCGACCTCTCAACCTCATCATCACAATAAGCAAGTGTCTGGTCACTATAAATATATGATGAGACAATGTGAATGTGACCCAAAGGGGGTTAACAATTCTTGTTTAACCCCCTATACTAACAGGAGAGGTAAGATGAATACTGTAGATGTAGAAGGCGGCACTAAAAAACAAAGATTACTTGTTGAAAAATTAGTCAATTGGTGTTTTTTAAGATTGACACCAAGACATAGAACTATTCATGTAAACGTTGATTTAACAACAGATATTCCTATTGATGGTGAGTGTTCTAGAGGTGGAGAACGAAACGAGTTTGATATTGTAGTTTATAAGAAACTAAAAGACGATGATTTTATTACAACTATATTACATGAGATGGTACATGTCATGCAGTATGCGACAGGTAAAATGAAAGATTTAAATAATGAAGGTTCCACAGTTTACTGGCGAGGATACAATTATACTAATTATGAGTATCGAAGACAACCGTGGGAAAGACAAGCATATCGATTACAAGAAATATTATTGAGAGAGTGGAAAAAATATGTGGGAAGCAATAAATGTTGCCGTTTTGTGTCTAGCACTTAACGTTTATCACGAAGCAAAAAATCAAGACATAGACGGCATGTACGCCGTTGCAGATGTTGTTATGAACAGAGTAGAAGACCACAGATATCCTAATACTGTGTGTGGTGTTGTCAAACAAGGACCAACTAGAGAGTCTTGGAAGACAAGAGAAACACCTGATCCAAATGATGCAGTTTACTATCCAATAAAAAATAGATGTCAATTTTCATGGTATTGTGACGGAAAAAGTGATACCCCTTACAATCCACAGGCATGGCGTATCGCAGAATCAATCGCAGAAACTACATTAACCTATGGTAGTTTAGTCAATACTTTGGGTGCGACACATTATCACGCAGATTATGTAAAACCCTCATGGGCAGAAACTAAAATAAAAACAATGAAAGTTGGAAGGCATATATTTTATAGGTGGGAAAGATGACAGAATTTACGTCTGGTATATTTAATATTATAAGAAAATCAAGTCTAATTTTGGCCTTGATTTATACTTTAGGTCATGTTATAATAGCAATGACTGTTGTATCTGTATTGACGGGTGCGAGTCTGTGGGAGGCAGGTGCAGTTGCATTAATAGAACCTGCAATAAACGGATGTTGGTTTTATATATTACATAAATTAGTATTTAAAAATGATTAAACAATATTCAGTATTTCAAAGAAAGAAAGTAAATAAGTTACCATTGACACCTTCATTGCAAAAAGCAAGAGAAGAACACGAAAAATATTTAGAGTCAATAGGTTATAAAAAAACACCTAAATCAGAATTTACTGCATTCAATGATATTAATACAATATTTAATTCTACAAGAAAAATACAAAAGATTTCTAATCCTAAACCTTTAACACATATGGGCAACGGTGCTCCAAAAAGAAGATCAGTCAAACATAGTTTTACAGTGGCACCTGCATATAATAAAGGTGCATATCAAGTTATACATGAGAATGATATTAAAGATATTGGTAAATGATAGAATTTGATTATAATTTAGATTACAAAAATATATTATTTGAACCTAATGATAAAAGGTATAGAATAGGTAGAGGCGAACAAGGTGTATTATTAGTTCGACCATATACAAATGATATATGCCAACATTGGAAATTTAGAACACCAAGAATCGCAGAGATGAGTGCAAAAAAAATATATGTCATGTATGAAAAATATAAAACACAAGATGATTTTGTTGGTATGGATATGTGTAGAAAGTTTTTAGAAATGGGATTTACCCGTGCAAGACGATATGCAAATCACAAGAGTGGTAGAAAATATAATCGTGACGGAACTATTAAACCACAAGCAAAAGACGCTTTAACAAGTAAAAAAGCGGTGTCAGCGAGGATATTTAAAGAGTACAGAGATAGATTGACAACTGATGACAAATATGTTACTATGAGAAAAAAGTGGCGAAATAATGAACATATTTGAATTAGATGAGAATCCTTTGGTTTGTGCCAGTATGCATTGTGATAAACACGTTGTTAAAATGCCTATTGAATACGCACAATTATTGTCAACAGCACACAGAGTATTAGATGGTGAAGAATATATTGGTAAAACCAAAACTGGTCGTAAAGCAAAAAGATATAGATTAAATGATGAGAGAGAAAAACATTTATATATGGCATCACATATTAAACACCCAGATGGTATATGGGTAAGACAATCATCGGGTAATTATTATAAATTGTTTTTTCTTTATATGTCGTTACTTACAGAGTTTACACATCGTTATGGAAAAGTACATGGTGCATCTAAACCATCTTTTTGGTTACAAAAAACACCAAACAATATTCCTTTTGGATTTGAAACAGAACTACCACAGTGTATGCCAGAAGATTGTAAAACTAACAACGTTATTGATGCATATCATAATTACTATATACACTATAAAAAAGATTTTGCCACATGGAAAAATAGAAACACACCAGAGTGGTATATAAATGGATTAAAAAACTAATGCCAACTTATATAATTAAAGATAAAGAAACAGAAAAAGAGTTTGAAGAATTTTGTACGTGGACTGAACTACAAGATTTATTATCGAAAAATCCTAAATATGAACAGATGCCAACTGCAGCTGCTTTAGTAGGTGATCATCTTATGGGCGTTGGTCCTAAGATTGATAATGGATTTAAAGATAACTTATCAAGAATAGCAGATGCACACCCAGATTCTGCTCTTGCAGAAAGATATGGTTCTAAAGACCACAAAAGAATTAAGACAAAACAAGTCTTAAAAAAACACGGATTAATGTAGGAGATATTATGAGAGATAAAATAATACAATCGATGATTGAACATGCCAAAGGTCATATTCATAAACATAAAATGAATGTTGAGATTTATCTAAACAATGCTGTAGGTATTGGTGGTAAGGATAATGCAGATATACTAGAAGAGATTGAAAAAGAATTAAATATAGTTGCAATGTATCATGATCAAATTGAAATGTTTAATAAATATTTTAAGGAAGAACAACCTAAGAGTCTTAACGAAACAATAGAAAACAAAATAAAAAATGATGATGGTGGATGGTAGAAAAAAATAAAATAGAAAAGTCTTTTGACGAATACTGGGCAGAGGAAGAAAAAGTCATGAAGATGAGTTATGGCGTATCTAAAGAATGGAAAGCTTTAAGACTTAATAAATCACCTGCAAAAGAACTTGTTGATAGATGCGAAGGTAGAATAAAAGATGGCGAAAAAGAATAACGATTTAAATTTAAAAGATATGTTATCACTGAAACCAATAGGTGATAATCAAAAGGTTGTTTTTGATACTTGGGATAAAGATAAAAATCAATTTGTTTTTGGTGCTGCCGGAACGGGTAAAACATTTATACTTTTATACAAAGCATTACAAGATGTATTAAATCCTAATACAGAATATGATAGAGTAATAATAGTTAGATCACTTATTCCTACTAGAGAGATCGGTTTTTTACCTGGTGATGAAGAAGATAAATCAGCACTGTATCAAATTAATTACATGAACATGGTACGTTTTATGTTTCAACAACCAAACGAACAAGCGTTTCTAATGTTGTTCGATAGACTAAAACAACAAGGATCATTACATTTTATGTCAACATCTTTTCTAAGAGGATTAACATTTGATAATTCAATTATAATAGTAGATGAATGTCAAAATTTAAACTTTCATGAATTAGATACAATCATTACAAGAGTTGGACAAAATTCAAAGATATCATTTGCCGGTGATTTCTTTCAAACAGATTTAACAAAGTCAGCAGAAAAAAATGGATTACAAGATTTTGTTAGAATATTAGATAATATGCCGTCTTTCAATGTTACTGAATTTAATATTGGTGATATAGTAAGAAGTGGTTTTGTAAAAGAGTATTTAATAGAAAAAACAAAATTAGGATTTGGAGTCGATAATGAGCAATTTTAATAAATGTCTAGAGATAGTTTTACATCATGAGGGTGGATATGTAAATCATCCAAAAGACCCTGGTGGAATGACAAATATGGGTGTTACAAAAAGAGTGTATGAAGAATGGGTTGGATATTCTGTATCAGAAAACACAATGCAAAATCTAAAAGAAGAAGATGTTGCACCAATCTATGAAAAAAATTATTGGGATCGTATTAAAGGAGATCAATTACCTAATGGTTTAGACTTATGCGTATTTGATTTTGGTGTAAATGCGGGCACAGGTAGAGCTGCAAAATATTTACAAGCAATGATAGGAACAGTTGCCGACGGTGGTATTGGTCCTAACACACTTGCTAAATTAGATGAGTTTATAAAAAGTAATACACTTACAGAAACAATTAGATTGTATCAAGATGAAAGACAAGATTACTACGAATCACTTAGTACATTTAAAACTTTTGGTAAGGGTTGGACTAGAAGAGTAAATGAAACAACAGAGTTCGGATTGGAGATGGCAGAATGATATGTCAAAATTGTGACCATGCGTGTCACTGTTCAAACGGAGGTTCTTGTACAACTTGTAGTTGTGGCAATTGTGAATGTAAATAAATTATGTTTAATCATGTACAGGTGAGTGAATTACCTCAGTTAAAAACTGAAAATATTAATAAAAAAAGATATTATATAACACCAGACGGTAATAAGTATCCGTCTATCACTACAGTTTTATCTAATAGAAATAAAAAAGGTTTATTTGAGTGGCGAAAGAGAGTTGGTGAAGATGTTGCTAATTATGTTGCTAGGACTGCGGCTAATCGTGGTACTAAAGTTCACCACATGTGTGAGGATTTTTTAAATAATAAAGAAGTATCTACCGAACCATTTTTTGCAGCTTGTTTATTTAATCAACTTAAACCTATCCTAACAAAAAAAATAAACAACATACATTTTCAAGAATGTGCTTTATATTCTGATAAACTTGGCATCGCAGGTCGTGTAGATTGTATCGCAGAGTATGATGGCAAGTTATCGATAATTGATTTTAAAACATCATCAAGAGAAAGAACTGATGAGTGGAATGAAAATTATTACATACAAGCATCAGCATATGCTGAGATGTATGAAGAGAGAACAGGTACACCTATAAGTCAAATAGTTATACTTGTAGTCACTGAAGACGGTACAGTTCAAGAGTTTGTGAGAGAAAAAACTGAGGAATATTTAGATATGTTATCATCTGCTTTACAAGATTTTAACAAAACAAGTTTAAGTTATATTAGTAACTAATAATATGAAAATTTTTAGTGCTGCATTTAATAAACACGATCATAACACATATGACGGAGTTTGGCACAATCAATTAGAAAGACACACTAGATTAAAACATAATATACCATATCATAAAGATTCTATAAAAATGAATCGAAATGATAATTCTGCCGGTAAACAATTTTACAAAGATTATTGGAATCCACAATCACATGAAATGTTTGCATTTACAACCACAGTAGGTGGATTTAATCATATAGATTCATTACAAGAACAAAAAAATTTTATGGATTGGGAACCTGATTGTTTGTGGGATTATAAAAAAGAGGGAAACTTATATTATATTGATCATCATCAATCTCATGCGGCGTATGCTTTTTTGAGTTCTGGGTTTCAAGAATCTGATATACTAGCGATTGATGGTAGAGGATACAAATACAATACTGTTTTTTTCAATAACAATGGTAAACTTAATAATTTAAATTTGTATGTCGGTACGGCATGGGATTGGTTTTCAAAAAAAATAGGATTTGGTGTTTATGGTGAAAGTAAAGTTATGGGTTTAGCAGCTTATGGAAAATACAATATTGAACTTCATATGTTGTTAGATGATTTTTGGCACACAAACGAATTAGAGCCATATGAAAAATTTGAAGATATTATAAAAAATGTTAGTCATCAAGATATTGCTTATACATTACAGTATGCAACTGAAGAAATAATATTTGAAACTATAATTAAATATAAAACATCAGATAATTTATGTATTACAGGTGGTGTTGCATACAATGGTTATGTGAATGAAAAGTTAACAGATGTATATAAAAATGTTTTTGTACCTCCAGCACCTGGTGATGAAGGACAATCTTTAGGTACTTACATGCACTGTGATTACACTATCAATAATAATAAACACGTACCAAACGTTTATGCAGGTAAAAAATATAATTATGTTGGTAAAGAAAAAGTAAACTTAAAAGAAGTTGCAAAATCTATTGCTGACGGAAAAATTGTTGGTTGGTTTCAAGGTAAATCAGAAAGTGGTAATCGTGCATTGGGTAATAGAAGTATATTGGCTGATCCAAGAAACCCACACATCAAAAATATAATTAATCTGACCATAAAAAAGAGAGAGGATTTTAGACCATTTGCACCATCAGTTATGATTGAACACTATAAAGATTACTTTGATACAAATCAACCATCGCCATATATGTCACGAATTGTTAAAGTTAAATCAGATAAAATACCAGGTGTTACACACGTTGATAATACATCAAGAATACAAACTGTAGATTCAAAAGACAATCCAAGATTTCATGAACTTATTCAATGGTTTCACATAATCACAGGTATACCTATGCTTCTTAATACAAGTTTAAATTGTCAAGAACCAATTGTTGAGACACCTGAGGATGCAATCAACACTTTTAAAAATACTAATCTTGATATTCTAGTCATTGATGATTATGTCATAAAAAGGGGTTGACAACTTAAACAAAATATGATATAAATATGCTTGAAGTCGTTGACGTTTTGTAAAACGCTGTAAAGGACGTGGGGGCAGTACCCACCACCTCCACCAGATAAACCCCGAATTAGGGGGTGAAATAGGTTTGACTTATAGTAAGTATCCTAACTGAGATTTCATTTTTAAATGCAGACCAATATGAGTATGCAATGGCTGCCTAACTAGGTAGTCGGGGTTTGATCGGTGTACCCGGCAACAGAAACACCGACTGTTCAACGGGTTGTGCCGAAATACACACGAAAGGGATCAAGGTTAATCCCTATAAAAAGGAGTATATTATGGACGGAAACACATTGATTTTCTTATCTTTAATTAGTTTTATAGCAATCATTGGTATACTTGTTAGTGTTCGTAAAACAACAACCAATAAATCGAATAGAGTAGTATCTACATTTGACGAATTGGAAAAACAAGTAAAACCTAAAAAAGATAAAAAGAAAACAAAAACTAAAACCAAAAAGAAAAAAACAAAAAAATAATTTATGGATATATTTAAGAAGACTCCAAAAATTTTTTCACTTGAGATAGAAAAAATAGCATCTGAAAAACGATTAACACATTTAGATGCTGTTTTATATTACTGTGATAAAAATGAAGTAGAAGTTGAAAGTGTAAGCAAACTAATAACAAAAGCATTAAAAGATAAAATAGAAGCAAATGCTAGAGAACTTAAATTATTAAATGATGATATTGGAGTTGGCAAGTTGCCTGTTTAATGGATGCGGCAGATGTCTTTTTAATGTATTGTGCCATCAAGGCACATTTTAGTAGAGAAAATTATGACTATCATAAATTTTCAGGTAAAACAAAAACAAAGAGAGATAGTTTTTACAAAAGAAAAGATAGATTTTTTTTTGCACGATTATCTAGGAAATATAACACAAAAGAAGAAATAGAAGCATATCTGGTATCAAACTATGTGGCTTGTAAAGGTGGTTGGGTAGGAAAGTTTGATGATGAAGTTTATAAAGAATGGAAACGTAAAACACAATCATTATCATATAATTTTGTTAGTGAACTAACACCATATGCAGAAAGATTTGAAGAATTATTTGAGTGGGGCGATACTCACCCCTTACTATTAAGAGAGTATCTTGGAAAAAGATTGTCTATGGAAACAATGATCATATTAGACGAATTGACACACTTTCAGAAAAAATGGAATGATGATGATATGATATGGAAAGATGTAAAAAAACTTATGAATAAGTATAAAAAGTTCTTGACAATAGACAAAAATAAATGTAAAGTAAAGCTAATTAATCTAATAAAGGAATAAATCATGTCTGATTTCAAACAAGCATTTGAAAAGGCTGGAGTTGATGAGTTAGAAGTTGCAAAACAGACTATCATCAATCAACAAGAAACAATCAGAGAATTAGAATTTGATTGTGCAATGTTGCAAAGACAGTTAAGTGATCTTGGTCAAAAGATTGCTAAGATTACAAACAAACCCTTTAAGAAACCATTTACAAAAAAGTTTGAGAAACGTGCAGTCCAATAGACATTTTGTATATGGAAACGGTGAAAGTCGTAAGGGTTTTTCTGTAAAAAACTATGGAGGTGTGTCTTGGGGTTGTAATGCAATCTATAGAGACACCGCTGTAGATAATTTAGTTGTTGTAGATTACGCAATGCAAGGCGAAGTCTATGATAATGATTATCCTAAAAATCATAAATGTTGGTTTTCTGATTGGAATCCTATACCAAGTGAACCTTTCATGATAGAAACATTTACTAAAGATTTTGAAGATAATCAAATATTTAAATATGGATTTGACTACGGCACATGCATAATAAATGGTTCACACCCAGTAGTGGTAGAACAAAAAGTTAACGAAATTAAAGACGAGTTTCCACATTTAGATAAAAAAGATTTACAATTAAAAATGAAAAAAGATTTAGGTTTGCATATCATTTATGACAATCCACAAGTCGATAAAATAGAATCAATAAGTGATCCTAAAGATTGGTCGGCTGGATCTACAGCAGTTCATCTTGCTTGTCAAAATGGTGCAGAAGAGGTATATATGTTTGGGTTTGATCTATCTACATATGATGATCACATAAATAATATATACAAAGGCAGTAAAAACTATTTACCCGAAACGGCAAAAGGTTTTAATGCTGTCAATTGGCGTTCCCAATTATTCATGACTTTCAATGAATTTAACAAAGTCAAGTTTAAATGGGTAGGAAATGATTTTAGATATATTAATAATTCTAAAATTATGGACTGTAAAAACGTAGAACTATTAACATACGATAACATAGGAGACATACGATGACATTAGATAACATACGTAAAAATAATTCTCTTGACAAACTACTCGGTGCTGTCAAGGAAGAAAACCAACCTCAAGAAAAAAAATCATACACTGATGAAAGGTTATGGAAACCAGAGTTGGATAAGTCTGGTAACGGATATGCCGTTTTAAGATTCTTACCTGCAGTGCATGGTGAGGACTTGCCTTGGGCGAAGGTTTATACTCATGCATTCCAAGGTCCTACAGGACAATGGTATATTGAGAACTCACTTACCTCAATCGGAGGTAAAGACCCAGTATCAGAATATAATTCAAAACTTTGGAATACAGGTATTGAATCTGATAAAGAGATCGCTCGTAAACAAAAGAGAAAGTTATCATACTACTCAAGCATTTACGTTGTAAGTGATCCAAAACACCCAGAAAACGAAGGTAAAGTTTTCTTATTTAAATATGGTAAGAAAATTTATGACAAACTATTGGCTGCAATGCAACCAGAGTTTGAGGACGAGACACCTGTCAATCCATTTGACCCATTCTCAGGTGCGAACTTTAAATTAAAGATTCGTAAAGTTGATGGTTATTGGAACTACGACAAGTCAGAGTTCGAAGCACCTTCTAAATTGTTTGATGATGAAGCGAAAGTTGAGGACGTTTGTTCAAAGGCATTTGCATTATCTGAATTTACAAGTCAATCAAACTTTAAATCATACGATGAATTGAAAACTAGATTAGATGTTGTACTATCTGGTACAGTATCAATCGGAAATGTGGCAGACGGAATCGCAGAGGTAAAGGAAACTAAACCAACTGCATCAACAGCCCCTTCAACACAGGCAACAGATACAACTCCTACACCTGAGAGTATTGAAGAGGATGATACAATGTCATATTTCGAAAAGTTGGCAAATTCCTAATCTGGTCAATATTGTCGCACCCTGTAAAAAGGGTGTTGACAATACCCTTGATATTGTGTTATATTAATATCAATAACAAATAAAGGAAATATATTATGTTTAATTTCTTAAAAAACTTATTTACTAAAAGGAGTAATATTATGGGAAGAAAAAAACTTGCGAACTCAACAAAGTTTCTTAATGCATTATTAAGAGGCGAGACAGTCACTTGGGCTGACGCAAAAGCAACTTTCAATCTACAGAGACCAAGAGCTGTAGTTGAGAAACTAAGAGAAGACGGACACTGTGTGTACGCAAACAAATCTGTAAAGAACGGAACTTCTTACAGAATTGGTAAACCTTCGAAAGAAATCATTGCCGCAGGCCTTGCCGCAATCGATGGCGTTTACGCATAATCTTAAACCTTAGTCTATCCTTAGAGGGCGCTTCGGCGCCCTTTTTTATATAAATAACAATGTATTGCATAGCGTCAATACAAAAACATACTACTATAGGAGTCAGTTATGAAAAAAAATATAGCAATAAGAACAATCGGTGATCTAAAAGGTATCGTATCGATTAAAAAAATAAAAGATACCCTATTAAATATAGAAAACTTTCAAACAGAAACTACAAATAAATTAAAAATACTTAACGATTATAATAAAGATGAGGGCATATTGATTGATAATCTTTATGTTGATCTCACATATCAAAGAAAACTTAAAGTTGTAAAATTAATCAATAAATTAAAAATGGCTGGTGGTTTTGATTGTGAAGTCGCAGGTCATGTTGACGTTGCAGTAAGAACAGGTGGTGAACATTTTGTTTGGGATGGTTTCCATAGAGTATTGATGGCAGCTATTGTAGGTAAGGAAAAAATACCTGCATCAATATTTAAACATGATTCAAATTCTTCTCAAGAAGATCAATTACGAAAAGAAGCAAAAATGTTCAAAATTAGAAATGCCGACAGTGAAACGATGAAAAGAGAAGAAATATTTAAATCACAAATAGTATTCAGAGACAAATTTGCTCTTGAACAATTAGAGTTATTAAAAAAATGTAAACTTGATGTTGAAGGTGTCAACGAAGACATTGATGCATATACACTAGGAGGTCTTGCTTATTTTCAAAAACAATATGATAATATAGGACATGAATATTTTGTGCAATCATCAGAAATAATCAGAACTGCATATAGTAAACCAAGAGGACATACTGATAAAAAAATGTCAGTCATTTTACTTTGTGGACTTGCAAAACTTCTTGAAGCAAATGATTCTGTAGAGTCTGTGACAACTCAATCTGTTAAACATATCGAAACTAAATTTTTAGACGTAAGTAAAAATGTTATGCAAAAAGAGTTCACACAACCTAGAATACATGGTCATGCCGCTGAATGGACAGCAAGAAATATACTTAGAAGAGGTCTTCATGAACTTTATAATGATGACGGTAATGAAATAAAAAGTCTTTTGCACTTCATCGAAGTTGACGAGGATGAATTAGAACTATAATTTAGAGGGCGCTTCGGCGCCCTTTTTTTATGTTGAAGGTCTTGCGGCTAGTGCCATTGATGTTAAGAAATCCATACCTACAATAGGTCGACTTGTATTTTGTGTGTTATTCACACTGTTTGAACTTGCGTCAACATTTACTGCTGCCGCAGTATTCATAATACCTCTATCTAATTCTTCAAGTAATGATTGTCTTTGCTCTAACAATGCAACTGCTTCAGTCAGATCTGATTTTAACTGTGTGAATTTAGTTTCATTCTGAACATTATCTTGATTTAATCTTCTTTTAAGTTCTGCAAGATTGCCTTCACCACCACCCATTACATCAGTAATCATTTTTTCAGTATTAGTTTGAAATGAACTTTTATTACCTGCATCAGTGTTGAAACTAAAGATACTACCACCAGTTCCACCAAACTCCTCAGGCACTTTAGTCATATCAATAGTAAAATCCTCTTTAGTAATATCAAATAATCCTAAAGTAAGACTATTTACAAGACCTGCAAGTGATGCTTTGAAAACTTCTATAGCACGTCCAAACCTAGAACCTGCTCTATCAGGGTTTTCTTTATCAAGTTGTCTAGATGCTTCTTCAAAACCTGCGGTGACTGTATCAAAAACTGCAAAACCTGCTGTAAGTACAACTCCAACAAGACCTGCACCTTTTGCCAATCTAGCATTCTGAAATGCCTTTGAAATGAACCCAGGGCCTTTGGGGGCCGAGGATTTCTTCAAATCGGGGCCTTTCTTATCAATACCTGCCGCCTTTTTACTCTTTGTGGCTGGATCATCTGTA